ATTACCATTATTAATTCACGAACTTTTATTAGGAGTTGCTAAGTATTTCAGTTGGTTAGGTGGTATTCAAGGAAAAGAAAAATCACAATTAATTATTCAATCGACTGACACAATTGGTAATGAGGTTTGGAATTCATATATGGGTAAAGTATTCTTCAAAGAATTGATGTTAAGATTTAAAGCGTTAAACGATGAATACGCATTACAAGATAAAAAAGTTCAAAATAGAATATTGTTATTCTTACAATTACATTTAGCAACATTATCTAAAGATGATTTAGAAACATTATTAAATGGAATTCATAAACAAGATGACCGAGTAATTCAAATAATTAATGAATTAGTTGAAGGTGCTATGGAACAATATCAAGAACTTCACAAAGACATGCCAGAACCAACTAAAAACTATGGTTCAGGTGTTGATTTAGGTGATGAAGATGATACAGAAGACGATAATTTTGATTTTGGTGACGACGATGATGATGATGATGTCTATTAATATACATACTAAATAAACGATAAAGACCTCCAATTTTAATTAATTGGGGGTTTTTTGGTATTTATAAATAAAAAACTTATGAGTTTGACAAGAGAACAAGTTATGTTAGAATACGTTAAGTGTATGAAGGACACTCCATATGCGTTAAGCACGTATCTACAAACATACGACAACACAGTTTCAAAATACGTTCCGTTAGAATTATTCCCCGACCAAATAACGTTATTACAGGATTACGAGAACTATAATGAAAACATAGCATTAAAATATCGTCAAGCGGGTGTATCAACTGTAACATCGGCTTGGGTTTCTAAAAAATTGGGATTTGCTAAAAAAGAAAAACCTGAAAAAATACTGATAATTGCCAACAAATTGGATACATCAATTGAGATGGCGAATAAAATCAGAGCCTTTGTCACACAATGGCCGAGTTGGGTTAACGTTCATATTGACCCAAATAAAAAATCAACCAAACATTGGAAATTAAATAATGGTTGTGAGGTTAAGGCAGTTGCAACATCAAAGGATGCTTTACGTGGATTTACACCTACGATATTAATATTTGATGAGGCTGCGTTTATCGAAGCCGATAGTGATTTCTGGTCTGCGTGTATGGCGTCCCTATCAACAGGGGGTAAAGTAATTGTGGTATCAACACCTAATGGTAATGATGCGATTTACTACGAGATTTACGACCAAGCATTGAGAGGAATGAATGACTTCAAAATTACGGAAATGTATTGGTATCGTGACCCTCGATACACGAGTGATTTATATTTTGTTAAGACAGATGACGCAATTCATTACTTATTAAATAAAGAAGAATACGGACCTGAGAAAATAATAAGTTGGTCTGATATAGAATTTAAAGATAGAGACTTTGAGGCTGCTAAAGAATTAATTAATAACGGACACAAACCTTGTTCTGATTGGTTTGAAAGGATGGTTAAGAAACTTAAATACGACAAACGTAAAGTTTCTCAAGAGTTAGAGTGTAACTTCCTTGGTTCAGGGGATAACGTATTTGACTCAAGATTGATGCAGAAAATTCGTGAGAATTATCTATTAGAACCCCAAAATAAAATGTTAGGTAATCAATTATGGATTTGGAAAGAACCGGTAATAGGTCACAAATACATTATGGGTGTCGATGTCAGTCGTGGGGATAGTGAGGATTTTAGTTCATTTCAAATTGTCGATTTTGAGACTCGTGAACAAGTTGCTGAGTTTGTCGGTAAACTTCCCCCTGATACTATGGCCGAGATTTGTTTTAAATGGGCTAATATGTATTCTGCGTATGTCGTAGTCGATATCACGGGTGGTATGGGTGTTTCCACATCACGTAAACTTCAAGAGTTAGGTTACAAAGATTTATATGTTGATGGTGAAGACATAAACAATACTTGGAAATACAATCCAAAATCAGCGGAGAAAATACCGGGAATTAACTTTAACAATAAACGTGTTCAAATAATCGCATCGTATGAAGAGGCGATGAGACATGACTTCAGAATTTACAGTCATCGTTTATACAATGAAATGGATACGTTCATTTACATCAATGGTAGACCTGACCACCAAAAAGGACGACATGACGATTTACTTATGTCTATCGCAATGGCAACCTATGTGGGGGAGACATCATTTAGTAAATTAACCAAAGTTACTGAACAGGCTAAAGCAATGCTTGAATCGTGGTCAGTAAATAATAACAAATCAGTTAGTAAAGATATGGATTTTAATCCAGTCTTACCAAACTATAACAACAACTTTGGTCAAAATAGTAATAACAATTCAAATATGGCTAAAGAAGATTATATGACATATGGTTGGTTATTTGGTAATTACGGACAAAAATAGTAAACTATTTAGATATTGATATTTATAATTAAAATTCTTATATGGAAAATAATAACAAATTAACGGTTTGGCAACGTTTATCACAATCGTTTGGGCCAAATTCATTATTAAATCAAGACTACCCCACATATAAATTTGATAAAAAAGAGTTGTTAAGAACAACCTCAAAAGATGAGTATGAAAGAGAAAAGTTACAATCTCAACAAACTTTTTATTTAACAAATCAGTGGGCCAAAATTGAAAGTAACTTATATTCACAGTCAATCTATTACGAACCAACTCGTTTAGCGTCATTCTATGATTATGAATCAATGGAATATACCCCTGAGATATCGGCAGCGTTGGATATCTACGGTGAGGAATCAACAACGGTTGATGAAAATGGGTTTATGTTACAAATATACTCAGAATCAAAACGAATTAAGTCAATATTAACTGATTTATTTAATAATAGTTTAGATATCAATACTAACTTACCTATGTGGGTTAGAAATACGTGTAAATACGGGGATAACTTTGTTTACTTAAAATTAGACTCCGAAAAAGGTGTTATAGGTTGTATGCAATTACCAAACATTGAAATTGAACGTTTGGAAAGAGGTATGGCGGCGAGGATTAATAATGTTGAGGATGTTAATAACAATAAAGGTTTACACTTTCAATGGAAAGTTAAAGACATGGAATTTAACTCTTGGGAAATTGCTCACTTCCGTTTATTGGGGGATGATAGAAAATTACCATACGGAACATCAATGTTAGAGAAGGCAAGACGTATTTGGAAACAGTTATTGTTATCTGAAGATGCGATGTTAATTTATAGAACATCAAGAGCACCTGAAAGACGTGTATTTAAAATTTTCGTGGGTAACATGGACGATAAAGATGTTGAACCATACGTACAACGTGTTGCTAACAAATTTAAACGAGACCAAGTTGTTGATAGTAAAACAGGTAACGTTGATTTAAGATATAATCAGATGGCGGTAGACCAAGATTATTTTATTCCTGTTCGTGACCCGGCAGCACCTAACCCAATTGAAACATTACCGGGAGCTCAGAACTTAGGTGAGATTGCTGATATTGAATACATCCAAAAGAAATTATTAACCGCACTACGTGTCCCTAAAGCGTTCTTAGGTTTTGAAGAACCTGTTGGTGAAGGTAAGAACTTATCATTAATGGATATTCGTTTTGCAAGAACAATTAACAGAATACAAAAATGTATGATTGCGGAAATGAATAAAGTCGCAATTATTCACTTATTCTTATTAGGGTTTGAAGATGAATTATCTAATTTTACATTATCATTAACTAACCCATCAACACAGGCAGATTTATTAAAAGTTGAAGCTTGGAAAGAAAAAGTTGCATTGTATAAAGAGGCGGTAACTGCGGTTGAAGGTATTGCACCAACATCCGTAACTTGGGCTAAAAAACATATTTTAGGGTTCTCTGATGAGGAAATTAAACTTGATTTACAACAACAACGTGTTGAGAAAGCAGTAGGTGCTGAGTTAACTAATACCGCAACAATTATAACTCACACAGGTTTGTTTGATAATATTGATAACCTATACGGTTCTAAATCAGGTGGAACACAAACCGCAGCGGCGGGTGCAACACCACCACCACCTCCGGGTGGGGGAGATATGGGAATGCCAACCCCTCCGGGTCCTGAACCAGGTGGAGACGCGGGTATTACTCCTGAATCTATCGAAAAACGAGATAATCTAAAAATATTATTAGAAAATGATAATATGTATGCCGATGATGAATACATAGATTTATCTAAAGCAAAAAATAATTTAGGTGAGATTGAAGATAGATTGAATAAACTTTTAGGTGACTAATATTTATATATAAAAACAACGAAATGAAATTTGGTATATTAAAAACAAAAATAGAAAACGTTTTATTAGAATCATATAAAAATGATTCATTTAAACAAGAACTTAAAACTTTTAAGAAATTAGTTTTAGAAAATAAAAACATTAATAGATTATATTATATCTATGATGATTTAAGTACTAATAAAGGTTTAAGTAACGAAGTTGCGAATGACTATATAAATGAAATGGTTACTCTTTACGAAAACACTGTGAATAAAATTATTCCGTCTGACTTGAAAAAAGTCACTGATTGGGCTAATAATTCTTCTGTGGTTGAAAATAATTATGAGGTGATTGATAATTTACTTAGTAATAAAGTTTTAAACTTAGAATCAAAAATTAAAAGTAAAAAAATCATTTCTGAAACAATTACTAAGACACCTGTAATTGAAAAAGAAGTAGTTAAAGTTCCATTAAGTACTATGGTAACAATGGCCAACAAAACAATTTCAAATTATATTGATAACTTAAATGAATCTGAGAAAAAAGAATTTAATGAGTTGTTATCAGTTGATGATTCTGAGTTAGAACCAAAGTATTCTACAATCAAAGAAAATGTTGTTGAGAAATTAGAAACTATGTATAATCAAAATAGTGAAAAATCAACAAGACAAGCAATTACTGAAACAATTGAAAAAATCTCTACCGAGAAATATGATAAGTTAAATTATTATAAATTAAAAAACTTACACGACAACCTTTAATCATTATTTGATTTAAAGTTTTTCTGAACGTGTTTAGCCTTGCTAAGCACGTTTCTTTTTATTACTGAAGGCTTAACAAATACTTTACGGTTGACTAACTCAGACATTTGTCTTGTTTTAATTACTTTACTCTTATATTCTTTAAGAGCTTTCTCAATGTTTTTATCTTTATTAACTTTTACTGTAATCATACTAAAATCCCCTAATTTATTAATTTTTTGACTCTTAATGTAAATATACTTACATTTATTAAAAATAAACGTTATTACGATGAAAAATAATGAAAAAAGGAAAAACTTCCAAAATTATAGGTTTTAAATCAGCTAAAGTATTATACGGGACTGTCGACTCAATAAATCTAAAATCAATCTACTTAAACATCCAAACTTGGGTAGAACCTAAAAAAGAAGTTGAAAATTGGTCTAGAGTTGTCTTAAACCTAAGTAGAACTATCAAACATTCAATATACGACAAAATTAAATCCACACATTTTGATGACAAATTTATTGTTGACTTAGATTTAAGGTCAAGTGGTATATCAACAAATAAAAAATCATTTATGAATCTTGAGGTTAATTTCTTTCTTAAAGATAACATCGAATTAGGTTTTAAAGATAATGTTATCAAAGATTCTTTAAAAGATATCACCTCAAAAATTTTCCAAGATAATTTTAAAAATAACCAATTTTTTAAATTTTATATATCTAAAAACATAAAACCTAACAAAGAAAGTATAGAAACCGAAAATATTTAATATTTATTGTTAAAACAAACAATGAATTTACGAATATTAAAACCATATGAATCGGGAAAAGGTATCTTAATTGAACAAGATGCTGGTTATATTTCCCCAACCACTGAGAACAATAAATACATAATGGAGTCTAAGGATTTTTTAGACCATTCTAAACCATTTGAATTTTATGCCGTTTTACAAAAATATGACACACCAAATAGAAATGGTCGTGTATACCCTAAACGTATTTTAGAACGTGAAGCCGAAAATTATAAAAAAATGATTGAGAAAGGGGTGTCACTTTCAGAATTGAATCACCCTGAATCATCATTAATTGATTTGGACCGCGTTTCCCACATCATTACTAAAGTATGGTGGGAAGGTAACGTATTAATGGGTATTTTAAAACTCCTTACAAGTCCAGGTTTCCACGAAAGAGGTATTGTATCAACTAAAGGCGATATGGCTGCGAACTACCTAAGACAAGGTGTTACGTTAGGTATATCATCAAGAGGTGTTGGTTCACTTAAAAAAGTCGGAGAACAAAATGAAGTTCAAGATGATTTCGAGTTAATTTGTTTTGACTTAGTATCTTCACCATCAACACCGGGAGCTTATTTATTCTTAGACCCAAATGATAGAATGAAGTTTGATGAAAATATTGAGGAAGAAAAAGAATCAAGAAAAGAATCAAATGTTATGGATAGTAAAGAAGTTAGTCTTATGAATAGATTAAACTCATTTATGGGTAAGAGATAATTTTTCACTTGACTTAATAAAATATTTGTACGATTATTTGATTAAATAATTAAAAAAATAATTTATGGAACAAGGAGAAAAGTATTTTGTAGCAAAAATTAGTTCTGATTTATTAGATACTGAATCAGGAAAAGTTAAAAAAATGAGAGAAGAAAAATTAGTTCTTGGTTACACACCAACTGACGTTGAGGCCAAAGTAACTAAACTTTACGAAAACTATACTATGGATTGGAGAATCACAGGGATAGTTGAGAGTAAAATTGACGAAGTTATCGAATAATTTAACTTAAAAATAATATCATTTTAAAAAGGGGAGACAAATGTCTCCCCTTTTTTTTTAACTAAAAAATCGGTAATAGTTATTTTTTTTTTAATAGTCAATCGTAAAAATCAGTTTTTTTTATTTTTCTTAATATTTATTTAGAAATAAAACAAACATTTTATTAAATGGCAAAGGAAAAAACATTAGTTGAAGACACTTTTATCCAAATGAAAAATTTGGAGGAAGCTGTAGCTGAAAATGCAAAAGGAATACTTGCATCTACAATGAAGCAAGAAATCAAAGATTTAGTAAAAGAATCTCTATTCGAACAAGAAGAGGAAGAAGATGAGATTGATGACACAGAGGTTGAACCTACAGATGATGTAGAGGATACTGATAATCTTGAAGATGAAGATGAATTCTCAATGGAAGAACCTATGGATGATGAACAAGAACCAATTGATTTAACTGACCCAAGTGTTAGTAATGATGAAGTTCTTAAAGTATTCCAATTGATGGGTCCTGATGATGAGGTAATCGTTGTTAAAGACGGCGATGGTAACATTAATCTAAAAGATAACCAAACAAACAAAGAATATATGATAGTACAAGAATCTGATGATGATTACTTTGGTGAAGATTATGACATGGAAAACATGGGTGAATTTGGTGAAGAAGATTATAGTTTAGAAGACTCATTGATTGACCTTGAAGAAGAAGATTTTGATTCTGAGGATGGTTACTCCGGAGTTGATGGTGGAGTAGTTGAAGATTATTCAGATGTTGATAGGGTATTTGCGGACGTATTTAAAAAGGAATCTTACGAATCTTACGAAAATGATTTAGAAGAAGAATTTATCTATGAAGTTGAAATGGATGAAGATGATTCTGATGTAGAAGGTAACGAATTTCTTGACGATACTTTAGGTGACGACGGAAGTGGAGGTCTTGAAGAAGATTTATACGAATCTAAGTCAATCAAACCTAAAGGTAAAGGTATGGGTTCTCCTAACAAATTTAAGTATTCTTCAAAACCTAATCAAGAAGGTGGATTCAAAACTGTTAAGAAATCTCCTAACAAAACTATGGGAACAGGTAAAGCTAAATTTACTTACAAAGATGGTGAAAATTTAGACGGTGAGTTTAAAATTAAACCAAAATCTACTAAAAGAGGTGGTGAAACAAGTGAAGCATCAAGAACATTAGGGGCAGGTAGAAGATTTGGTAAAAATGGTTTGGACAAACCAAAAGCAGCACCAAGACATCTTAGAACAGAATCAACAGAGGTTGAACTTGAACTATTACGTGAAAAAAATAATGAATATAGAAACGCATTGAACGTATTTAGAGATAAATTAAATGAAGTTGCAGTTTTCAACTCAAACTTAGCATACGCTACTCGTTTGTTTACTGAACACACGACAACTAAACAAGAAAAAATAAATATCTTAAAACGTTTTGATTCAGTAGAAACTATTAAAGAATCTAAAAATCTATATCAATCAATTAAGCAAGAATTAAATAAAGATAATTCAAGCAAACCAATTAACGAATCAATCGAAAGAAAAATTGATAACTCACCTTCTACAGGTTCAGCTATTAATTTGATTGAATCAAAAACTTATGAAAATCCACAATTCTTACGAATGAAAGATTTGATGAGTAAAATTAAATAAAAAATAAACTAAAAACAAATAAAAACAAAAAAATCACAATGGGTGCATTATTAGAATCAGGTCTTGTTGGTAACATCGGTTTAAAACACTTAAAAGTTATCAAAGAAGATACAATCAACAAATGGGACAAATTAGGTTTCTTAGACGAATTAAGAGGTCACTTGAAAGAAAACGTAGCTCAGCTATATGAAAACCAAGCGTCTTTCTTAATCAACGAGGCAACTTCAGAAGGTTCAAACGGAGCGTTTGAAACTGTAGTTTTCCCAATCGTGAGAAGAGTATTCTCAAAATTATTAGCGAACGATATCGTATCAGTTCAAGCAATGAACTTACCAATTGGTAAATTGTTCTTCTTTGTTCCTAAAATTCAAGGATACAACGGAGCAACTGCAAGTGGTGGTCAACACTTCCAACCAATCGGAGCACCTGGGTCAACGACTGACGTTAATTCAGGATATAGTGGAGCTGATGCTTACGGTAAAAATCTTTACGATTTATTCTATGAAGGTTCTGAACCAAGTTTAGACCCAGCAGGTTTATTCGACTATTCTAAAGGTGCTTGGACTGCGGTAACTGCGTCTACAAGAGTACAAGTTTGGAGTGGTACTCAATTAGTTGATGAAACAACTGAATTAGATAACGCTACTGTAAGAAAAGTGATTATCAAATTATCAGGTTTCTCTTCAGTTGGTGATGGTAAATTAATCGGTCCTGATGGTCACGAAATGGATACAGAAGCTTTCTTATCTGACTTAGTTATCACTAAAGGGTCTGGATTATCAGTTTTCTCAGGTTCAGCTTGTTCAGTAGCTGCAAGTACACCTTTATTATTTAGAGTTGTTACTCAACAATACGGTAAAGGAATTGTTCAATACGGTAGTAAAGTTAACACAACATTTGGAACAGGTACTGGTAACAGTAACGGTGGTTCATTCTACGATATCTGTGACTCAACAGGTGTTATCTATTTAGAAGTTGATTTATCTTGTCCTGCATGTGTTGGATGTGGTGCTGATACTTTAGATGGTTACACAGGTACAACAATTACATCAGCGGCAACAACAACTTCATTCGTAGCAGTATTTAAAAGATATGCTGAGTTAGAATTTGAAGACAAAATTGGTGAGGTATCTTTTGATTTAGAATCTGTAACAGTTTCTGTAACTGAAAGAAAACTAAGAGCACAATGGTCTCCTGAATTAGCTCAAGACGTTGCGGCGTTCCATAACATTGATGCTGAGGCTGAATTAACAGCTTTATTGTCTGAACAAATCGCTGCGGAAATTGACCGTGAAATCTTACGTGATTTACGTAAAGGTGCGGCTTGGAACTTACGTTGGGATTACAACGGATGGAGAAGAGTTAACGGTTTAACTACATCTTACACTCAAAAAGATTGGAACCAAACGTTGATTACGGCTATTAACCAATTATCAGCACAAATTCACAAATCTACTTTGAGAGGTGGAGCTAACTGGATTGTTGTTTCTTCTGAAATTTCAGCAATCTTTGACGATTTAGAATACTTCCACGTATCTAACGCGTCTCCTGAACAAGACCAATACAACATGGGTATTGAAAGAGTTGGTACATTAGCAGGTCGTTACCAAGTTTACCGTGACCCTTACTTCCCA